ATGGCAAGAATAGAAAAGACTTGCTAAAAGTAATACATTATGGTATAATGGCATTACATAATTTAGATAATGGAGAAGTGAAAGATGAAACTAAGCAACGAGACCATTGGGGTTCTTAAAAACTTTGGTAGTGTAAATCAAAATTTAGTTATCAAAGAAGGCAACACCCTAACTACAATGTCAGCAATGAAAAACATTGTAGCGAAAGCAGATGTTGGTGAGACATTTCCTAAAGAAGTAGCGATATATGATTTGAATGAATTCTTATCATCACTATCACTATTTACTCAACCAGTTCTTGACTTTCAAGATCAATACATGACAATGAAAGATGAGGGTTCAAAAGCAACTCTTAAATATTGGTATTCTGACCCAAGTGTTGTAACAAGTCCTAGTAAGATGATTACAATGCCGAGTGAGGATGTTAAACTTACTTTGTCAAGTGAAGACATAGAAAAACTAAAAAGAGCAGCTAGTGTCGTTCAAGCACCCGATATGGTTCTTGAAAAAACTGATAGTGGATGTTCTTTGATGGTTTGTGATAAGAAAAATAATACTGCTAATAATTATGCAATAGATGTAGATTGTGTTTCTAGTGCTAAATCATTTAAGTTCTTTTTCAAAGTAGAGAATATGAAATTATTACCTGGTACATATGACATTGTTATATCGTCAAAAAATATCAGTAATTTTAAAAACTCTGCAAAGAATATTGAATATTGGATTGCGTTAGAACCTGAATCAACATATGAGGCATAATTATGGAAACATTTCTGTGGGTCGAGAAGTATCGACCAAAGACAGTAGATGAATGTATATTACCTACTGAACTAAAGAAAACTTTTACAGAGTTTGTAAAAGATAAACACATACCTAATCTTATTTTATCTGGCTCTGCTGGAACTGGCAAAACTACTATTGCAAAAGCAATGGTGGAAGAGATTGGTTCTACTTGGATGTTGATAAATGGTTCTGAAGAATCTGGTATAGATGTTCTACGTACAAAAATCAAAAACTTTGCATCAACTGTATCACTAGAAGGTGGACGTAAGTATATAATTCTAGATGAGGCAGATTATCTTAATCCTCAATCTACACAACCTGCGTTGCGTGGATTTATGGAAGAGTTTCATAAAAACTGTGGTTTCATATTAACTTGTAATTACAAGAATAGGTTAATAGAACCTTTACAATCTAGATGTTCTAATATTGATTTTACAATAAGAAATGGTGAGAGAATAAAACTTGCTAAATCTTTTTTTGAAAGAGTACAAGATATTCTTAATCAAGAACAAATAAAGTTTGAACCAAAGGCAATCGCTGAACTTATAAACAAATATTTTCCCGATTGGCGAAGATGCTTAAATGAATTACAAAGATATTCCTCATCTGGTCAAATAGATGCAGGTATACTTGTAAACCTTTCAAGTGAGAATATAAAAGAGCTTGTTGGTTTTATGAAAGCAAAAGAGTTTACCAATGTTCGTAAATGGATTGTTAATAATTTAGATAATGACCCATCAAGAATTTTTAGAACAATTTATAATTCTTTATATGACAACTTAGATCATAGCACAATACCACATGCAGTTGTTATTATTGCAGATTATCAATATAAATCTGCATTTGTAGCAGATCAAGAAATAAACATGTTGGCTTGTATGACTGAATTAATGTCTCAAGTAAAGTTTAAATAAGATAAATAATGAGTCTATGATGCAAAAAAACGAGTGGCATGTCGTCACAGAGTTTGAAAACAAAATAGCAGAATTCTTTGGTGCTCCGTATGCGGTCGCCACAGATTGTTGTACAAATGCTCTTGAGCTCTGCTTGAGGTTGGAAAAACAAAAGCAAGGTAACGAAGTTCGTGCTATCAAAGTTCCATTTCACACATATGTTTCTGTTCCAAATATGCTAATTAAAAATGGCTGGAAGTTTCAATGGGGTGATGTACATTGGCATGAATATTATTATTTAACAAAAGAAACTATTGATGCAGCTGTCTATTGGAAAAAGAATGGTTATGAACCTGGTACCAGAATGTGTCTAAGTTTCTTTTACAGAAAACATTTAAGCACAGATAGAGGTGGTATGATACTTCTAGATAATAAAGAGGATGCTGACTTGTTAAGGTTAATGTGTTATGATGGTAGACTAAGATCAGCTGTGCCATGGAATGAACAACATATAGATGTGTTTGGTTATCATTATTATATGACACCACACAAAGCAAAAATAGGATTAAAAAATTTTGAGAAAGTGAAAGACGTAAAACCTATGAAAAAAGATTGGGATTACTACCCAGATATTCATAAGTTGCCTGTCTATAAAAAATTTGGTTATGAAGAGTTTGATATTAGTACAAAGTAATACTGGTCATGGACATATCAGTAGAGCAAACGCATTAGGCGAATATTTAAATGATAGAGTTATTATAACTCGACCTTTTACAGGTAAATCAAAATCAATAGACTTCTTCGGTAAAGATAAAGAGTATAACGATCTATATCAAGATTATAGAGAGTATGACCCAGACGTAATTATTACAGAGGGTTATCCTTTTGGTAGATATGGTTGGGACCCCTTTTGGGTTGAACAAAGAGGTGAACAATGGGAACATGGTGGCATACTTGATATATTAGAACACGCAAAAGAAAAAGGCAAAAGAATATATTCTCTTGACAGAGACATACCATGGATTAAACCAGAGGACATGTATTTCTATACTGAAAGACTTAATGAATATTATGATGGTATATTTTTTGCAGGTGATGAAAGTTTTATAGATGCAACTTTACAACTACATGAAACACCAATGATAGATTGTGAGATACACAATACAGGTTATGTGACACTTCCATACAAGAAACCTAGTATTGATAGGAGAGATGGTATATTAGTATCTGGTGGTGATTGGTATGAACTAACTCATCATTATCAAAGATTGTTTTTACAAGTAAAAGAAAAAATGATGTATCAAAAAATGTCATTTATAGTTGGACCAAAGACACCAAAAGATATTAGGATTATGGCAGAGAATAGAGGTATAAACTTAATTGAAAGACCTAGTGTAAATGAATTTAGAGATTATCTATCAATACACAAAATGGCATTTACCATGTTAGGTTACATGACTTTTACAGATTTAAATATAACTAAAACACCAGCATTAGTTACACCAAATGAGGCAACCTCATCTGAAATGTATGACGTTAATAATAATATCATTGCAACGGAGGAGCCTTTCAGAGCAGATGTTTATTCTAGATCAGGTGGTTGCCATTGGTTAACAAATGACGATTTAGATGTTGATATGCTCATTGAAGGTATCAGACAAACAAATAAAATAAAAGAAAGTGACATACCAGATATTAACTTAGATGGTGGTCAATACATAAAAAAAATAATTGAAAGTAAGATAACTTATAATTAGGAGATTGATAATGTATGAATTGAAAGAGTATCTTAATTCTATAAACTATGGAAAAAATAATCTCATGGATAGTGGTGATGTAATGTATGAAAAGAAGTATCCAGCATATGTAGTTAATAAATGTCTAGCACCTTTTAATGATACGATTATGTTAGTAAATGAAATGAATCGTAATCATCATCTAGACAAGAAACTACAGTATGATTTTTTACTAAATAGTTTAAGGACACGTAAAAGGTTTGCACCTTGGATGAGGTCAAACAAGTCCAAAAATTTAGAGTATGTAAAAGAGTATTATGGTTATAATAATGAAAAAGGAAAATCGGCTCTTAACATATTAAACGATGAACAAATAAAACAAATAAAAGAAAAATTGAATAAAGGTGGTAAACATGGAAAACGTTAAATGGTCTAGAGAGCAAATGTTGGAAGTGACTCTAAAACAACCTGACGATTTCCTAAAAGTCAGAGAGACACTTTCTCGTATCGGCGTAGCATCAAGAAAAGAAAAAAAATTATATCAATCATGTCATATACTTCATAAACAAGGTAAGTATTACATAGTACATTTCAAAGAGCTATTTGCATTAGATGGTAAGGAAACAAACTTATCAGAAAATGATATAGGTCGTAGAAATAGAATAGCATCACTATTAAGCGATTGGGGTCTAATATCAATTATAGGTAAAACAGAACCTATCGCACCATTAAGTCAGATTAAGATTATTTCATTTAAAGAAAAATCAGAGTGGAATTTAGAAACAAAATATAATATTGGAAAGACTAAAGAAGTGAAAAATGATGCAAAACCTATCGGAACTTAAATCACAATTAAGAAAAATAGAGGAAGTA